GGTCTGTATATGGCGATTGGGATGCGTATGAGGCTGGACAATTGATGGCTTTGATGGAAGAAATAACCTACAAAATGTCTCGCTAAACAAACACTTAGCGAAGCCTGTTGCGTTTGTTGGTGGACTCTGTATAATGCATTCCATCGACAACGTATATGGAGAAGCAAATGAGCGTAGCCCAAACGATTCTGACTCAAATCAAGCTTGGTCATGTGCCAGCTAAGACAGGTGTGCGGGCTTGCCAAGGCAGCTACGCAATGATGTGTTGGGGTGCTAGGCAGTTCACCGATATCGGAGGTGGGTTGACCTTCAAAGTGTCTGGCCGCAAGGTTAAAGGCTCTGTTAAGGTTATGTACATGGATGGTTCGGACACATATGACCTTCATGTGTTCAATACACGTGGTCGTGAGTTGAAATACATGCACAGCGTGTACTGTGACCAACTGGCTGAATTGATTGACGACGAAGTGGAGAGCGCATAATGACTATCACATACCAAGACGTAGAGAAGTTCAACGATGCAATCTATGCATTCGTGACAAAGGGCTTGCAGTTCAAGGCCGATGGTGAGACAATGACCATCACGTTCACAGGAGGATACTAATGGCTCGGATTCGTTTTGTTGCTCGGAAGGGCAAACAGTTTCAACTGACGTTTGATGACTACGCGGTGTTGGACACAGTGTTCCAAGTGTTTAGGAACAAACCGCCGAAGCAGTTGAGTGCTGTGAACAAAGATGTACAAGCATTCAATTCACAACAGCTTGAAATTTTCAATGGTATGATGCTAAACGGCATCACAATCATTGGGCAACGTGATATGTTTGGTTACAACACAGTCGAGGTGGAAGCATGAACAAACTGAATTGGCTTGAACGGAAAATCCTCCGCGCATTGATACGCAAGAGCGTTAAGCGTGCAGTGAACGGATACACAAACGACATGTTCTCCATTTTCGATATCACGGTAGAAGCCGCTCGTGAAATGGAAACAGAGGCTAACGACCCGACAATTTATTTTTGGCTGTTGACTAAGTTCAACAATGCGTGCCGCGCAAACATGAAATACATTTCGCATTTGATTGGAGATAAAGAATGATTGACGAAAATCTGTTCATCGTACTGGAAGGCGCAGCACTGTGTTGTGTTGCTGCATTGGCAGTGGTTGGCATCGTGTATGTAATCTGTCCTGGTCTGCGTCAAGACATTATAGACGACTTCAAACGAGGATAACAATGAAATTCAAAGAAGCATTGCTGTTGTGTTTTATTTGGGCCTGCTCCGGTATGCTTGGTGCTGCAATATCTGGGGCATCAGGTGACAGAATATTTCATACTGGCTGGTGTATATTTTTTGCTGCATTGTTGATGTGGCATGTGTGTTGCAATACTACTAAAGAGGAAAATGAAAATGACTGATGTGAAAGTTAAACCGCCGATTATCGAAGTGAACCGCTTCTATCGTCCAAAGGAATATTTGTACACCGAGTACGGTTTCGATGAAGAAGTTGTAATCGCCAGTGACCGTGGCGTGACCGTGATGTTCACGGTGAATTATCTAGAGCGCACGTTCTCTGCTCGTTACTCCGTGTGCCGTGGTGACAACTTCTGCAAGGCCACTGGCATCATCTACGCGCAGGCTTGCCCTGCTCCGATTGAAGGCGCGTTTGACCCAGAGGTTTCTCTGTATGCTAACTTGCTTGACCAGTGCTGCAACATCTTGAATGTTCCTGCTGAACTGCAAGACAAGAAAGTTCGCCGCGATATCGAACGTCTGTACTTTGAACTGTTGGAGTCGCTGTAATGAACGTCACTCATATGTCAAAATTGCAAGCACTGCAAAGCATCGAAGAACTGCAAGCACATATCAAACATCTGGAAACGTTTGAGTTCGGAGAACAAGACATTCATGCGTTTGATATCGTTTCCTTGAATGGCAACGAGTCGATGATTATTCCGATGATTGACCGTGACCGCATTCAAAGCGTTTGCTATGGTCTGTCAGGTCACAGCGGAAACTTTGGTAGCGCATGGAATGTCGGGCCGTTTACGGCAGGCCAAATGGCGGACTATCTGTTTCGTTACAACTATCGCAAGACGAACAAGCGTTACGCACTGGTGACTGAATAATGCACGGCGTTGCTTATGATATCGCATGGTTCGTTGTGTTGTTGGTGTCAATCAATTTGATTTACTCAACAATCGGAATCCATTACATGGTGTCGTTCTTCCCAGAAGGAAAACGATGGTATCAACTGCCGTTGCAACTGGTCACACTCGCGTTGTTCGCAACGGTTGTGTTGTACCATCCGTTCTAGTGAGATAAACATGCACATGGCATTTGCAAGATACAAAGACAAACCAGATATGCCGTGGCAGGCTGTGACAAACATGCACATGCCATTCGCGGCAGAGAAGGGTCTGCTCGATTACATGATTGAGAAGATGCAAGAGCGTCACCCAGATATCGAATACATTACAAAGGAAATGAAACGTGAACAAACCAATACCGCACAAGCATCGTGATGTGATTATCGCCTTCGCCAATGGCGTGACGATTCAATCTCGCGTTAGCCCAAATACAAAATGGCTGGATACACCAAATCCCGCGTGGGACGTTGAATATGAGTATCGTGTGAAGCCAGCCGAAAAAGTGATGTACGTCAACATGTATCCACGTATTCATATTTCAAGCGACCATCGTGAGTATGTTAGCACGCACGCATACGCTGAGTTGGCACATGCTTTGCATGGTTCAACCGATGACAACGGCAAACACCACCGTAACACAATCAAGGCAGTGTTTGACCCCAAGACCGAAGAAATCATCAGCATAGAATTGATTAGGTAATCAAGCAATTAGCTGAACCTGTTGCGTTTGTTGATGGACTCTGTATAATGCATTCCATCGACAACGCATTCAGGAGAACCAAATGGCAAGCCCAATCTCAACTGTAAACAAGCTGCTGACCAAAGCTGGTCGCACCGAGCGGTTGGTTCGTAGTCGCCTCGGTTACTACTATATGTCTGGTAAAGAACATCACTCGACTGTGGGGAATCTGCCAATGATATACAGAATGCCGTTGAGTTTTCCGATAGCGCGTGGTCTCGTCAAACGTTATCACGTTACATTTTGGAGTAAAAAATAATGAAAGATGGATTTACTACGCCCGGTGAATTGGGTATTCAAATCGGTGAAGAAGTGAACCGAGTAGCCGAGAAACAAAAGAAGGCGGACGTGATACAATTCGTTCGCAAGGCTGACGTGCCAGCACCAACCAAGTGTAGCTTCTGCGGCAAAGACTTGGTGAAAGGCCAGCACATAACAAACGAAAGCAAGTCTATCTGCTTTGATTGCGTGAAGACCTGTACCGAACTGATGAAGGGTGAATGATGAAAAACTTCGCATTGAACGTGTTGCCAATTCTGTTGTTGATTTCGTTTGTTGGTGGCTTCTACTACGTGTTGGCTACTAACCCAACAAGCGTACTGAGCGGCATCAAATGGTTTGTGCTTGCGCTCATTGGGTTTGTTGTGGTAAAGTCGGTTATTGAGGCTATCGCAGAAACTTTGCGAAAGTCTAAATAATTTGACTAACCAATAAAGGGAATCAAAATGACCAAAATTCTGAAACGTAGTCAGCTTGTGTACTTGCCAAAGATTGGCTTTGTATCGCGCTTCAAACTCATTGTATCGGCATTGCTGGTTGTTCTGGCTGTTGCATCGTGTGCACCAGCGCCTGCCCATGCCCGTCCTAATACGATGGAGGTGGGTGCATCACTGCAAGACAAAATGGTTGCGTATATGAAACGCACCAACAAAAGTATATCGAACAAAGTTGCATACGAACTTGCAAACGCGATGTTGATACAGCATTATAAGTACGGCATTCCGGTTGAAGTGATGCTCGGTCAATCGACCATTGAAAGCAGGTTTGACCAATTCGCCATTGGCGACCAAGGTGAGTTGGGATTCTTTCAGGTGCACACGAAGTGGCACGCCGATAGATTGCGTGGCCTGATGAAGGCTGGTGTAATCAAGACCAAGAACATATACGACCCATTGACCAATACATCAGTTGGTATGTCAAAGCTTGGTGAGTGTATGCGCAAGCATGGTGGCAGTGTACAAAAAGGTTTGGTGTGCTATAACGGCGCGGGCGGTGATGCAGTTGCATATTCGAAGAAAGTAATTGCAGCATCGAAAGAAGTGCAAAAATATATCTGATAATGAAGTGATGGGGGTTTTATGTATGAATGTCAAGAATGTAAGCACTGTGGTTTGTCTATCATGTCTGAGCCGTGCTACTCATGTGTGCCGGGTGAGTTTGTAGGCAGTGGCTTTGAGCCGATTGTGATTGCACCAGTTGTAACTATCGTTGAGCAGAAGAAAGACTGCACAACATGCGAGCATGAGCATCTTCCAATCAACTCGGATACATGTGGAGATTGCTATCATGGCAGTGCATTTGTTGCAAAAACAATTGAACCAAAAATAATGGAGACCGAAATGAGTGAGACCAAAGACTGTTTGACGTGCGTACATAAAAATAATTTTAGCACACACGTCATATGTTCCACATGCTTTGCATTTGACAAACATGAACGTGTGCTGGCTCTCACTTCCGGTTCGCTCAATAGCAAACTGGTAAAGCGCAGACTGCAATTTAAGTGGAAAGCCACTGTTGCATTGTGCGAAAAGCACGGAATCAAACCAATGGCACGTCATGATGAAGAAGAAGCACATGTGTTTGCATTCGATGACTACGAAGAGAACTATCAGTTTCCGTTCGGCGTTGTTGAGGGTAAACTTGTGTACGATGGTGACAAGCTGTATGGTGGTCATGATGGCAAGAGCCTAATCGTTGTGCGCAAAGGTGTGAATTTAACCAAGGCCGATGGTGGCATTGTTGACCTGTCATGGAATCCTCGCCCAGACACGAAGCATGTGATGATTGGTGGTATGACATATCAAGCACCACAGGCAACAAATGAGGGTATCATCGGTGGTGGTGTACTCAACACCAAAATACAATTTGCATCGCCTTCTGATGCAGCCAAGGCTGGTGAAATCATTCAGAAACTGTTCGGAGTGAAGCTGTGACTCGCAACTGCGACGACTGCGCCAAACTATCGAAGTGTCAGCTTGACCCTCGTGACCGCTACGCATTGACGTGTGGTAGTTACGAGTTCATCAAGGGTCGCTTCCCTGAGTTCTATGAGCGCCCATACATTCCAACATTCCATGAGGCCAAGCGTGATGTTGGCAAATGGTTGAATGAACAACCAAACAGACCAATAGACAAACAGTGCTTGGCTGTGTTGTTGGCTGGTATATCAAGCCTTGAACAAGAGATTGATATGTATGAAGCCGATGAAGAACGTATCTGGGCTTTGATGCCAGAGCTACGCAACATCGACGCACAATATGAACTTCACGAAGCAGTAGCCGAGAAAGTTAAGGCACGTGATACCGTATGGGTTGCACGTTTTGAGAACATGCAGTTTGTTTGCGACAGCATGAAGACTGCACTCAGTATGCAATCATCGGCAGCGATTGGCATCACAGTAAGCGAAGCAACAGTATTTACAAAAGGAAAATGAATATGCAAAAAGATTTTCGTGAGCGTGTAGAGTATTTCAATGCAATTGGTGGCATTATTGATGTCACCGTGTCACTCGAAGTTACATTCGACAGCGATGCTGCGGTGTATGCTATTGTTGGTGGTCATAAGTCGCGCAAAGCAATGCGTGTTCGCATTGGTGACAACCTGAACATTTCGTTTGTTGTTCCGCCTAGCACTCGCTATTCATTCCATGTTGAATATGGTGGTCTCAAGGTTCGTGGTGCGCGTGTCCAACGCCGTGCATCATATGCGGCTCAAGATGACAATCTATTCCAGCCAACATATCCGGCGATTGATGAAACGCCATACTCAACAGATTACACACCAGTACAACCACAACCATTCGTTGAGCCTGAATTGTTTACACCTCAAGGTGGTACATTCGGTGGTGCTGGTGCAAGTGGTTCATGGGATGCACCAGAGCCTGCGCGTGAGAGCTATACATCGTCGTATAGTTCACGTGATGATAGTTCATACTCTTCATCATCATCTTCGAGCAGCGATAGTTCTTCTTCGTCGTCATCTGATTCTGGTGGCGGTGGTGGGGGCGACTAATGGATAAAAACAAAATTGCACCAGTGCAAGGATACAGTGCTGGCATACCTTGGGAAATGCATCTGCGTGCGTATGATGCATACAAGAAAAAGTATGGTGCACAGCCTGCAATGATTGACCTCGAAGGTCACAATTGTCGCGGTGGCTTCGGCACTGGTGAGTTGGATATGTTCATACCCGATTGGCGCGAAGAATTGTCATTGGTGAACAAACTCAAAGAAGAGATTGTAGAACTGACAGAAAAAAATCAGCGTCTATATAAGATGGTGCACTCAAGAGACGAATTGCTCAATGAGTTCGATGAACTTGTTGATGTGCTAACCGAAGGATATGGTGCTGCATCGTGTATCAATTCTCTAACCGATATGAGAAACGCCATTGCAAAGATTCGAGGTCTTCTTGCAGATAAAGAAACGGAAGTTGTTAAATTGACAGCCGACTGTAATTTCTTGCATGAGAAGAATCAACACCTCGATAAGATGTTGCATGATTGGGATGAGAACGCTGAGTATTTGTTGAATTCATATGCTGGCTCGGTTCGAATAGTACCCGGTGGTGTCCAAGAAGTTCTGATGGAATCACTGATTGTTACGTTCATCAAACTGCGTGAAGAGGTGAAGAAGCGTGTCTAACTATCCAGCCGGATATCGTGAGCCTGAGAGCCTTGACCACTTCCTACAACGTCAGGCTGATGACTTGCTTGATGATGTTCGTGTTGAACTAGCTGTGCTGTTCCACGAGAAGATGATTGTATCGTACAGCGATGTACACTTTTTAATTGAGAGAATGAAACATGAGCATGACACACGTGGAACCTAACCACTCAACATTGTTTTACATCTTCGTTGCTGCATTGATTGTGTTTGCAATCGTTGCATGGTGGAGAGATAGAGAATGAAAGATTGGGAAGACCTAACAGCCGATGAAGCTGTGTTGTTTGCATCTATGGCGATTCATTATAACTATCCAACAATGTTTCCAAATATGCATAAGTTGGTTGAAGAAATGATAGCGAATGAACAACCACCATTGAAGTGTCCAAACTGTGATGACATTGGTTATTACTGGATAGGTGGAGGCAGTGAACCAACACCAGAACAATGCGAGTTCTGTTATACAGAACCAAACTCAATCTTTAATAGAAACCAGAACATGAAGTCATTCAAACAATTCATCACCGAAGAACCAAAAGGCACATACGCCGCTGTTCGACCACATTCACACGATGGAGCATTGCTACATCAGTGGATGATTGACAACGATGTGAAGAACCAAGAGCCTATCAACAAACTGCATTGCACACTGTTGTATAGCCGCAAGCCATTGCCAAAATACAAACCAGACACCAATCTGTTGCATGAGTCCACCATTGATGGTCTCGACGTGTGGCATACAAAGTCAGGCAAGAATTGCTTGGTGTTGAAGCTTACATCAAATTCATTGGTTAAACGTCATGAGCAATTGATGACACAACATGAAGCAACATACGATTGGCCTGAGTACAAGACTCATATCTCATTGTCGTATGACATTGGTGACGCACCATTGAGTTCATTCAATGCTTCCACATTGCCAAAGCATTTGCTTCTCACTGATGAATATCAGGAAGAGTTAGACACAGGCGGTAAGTGATGTACACATTCAAAATCAACAACCAACTATATGTGATGTATGAAGTCACATCATCTACCACATATGGCAATGCCATTCGTCCACTATACATCGTGACCAACACATGAGAAGCTATTACGATTCTACATTGAAGAAAGACAACCGAGTTTGGATATGGTTGCCAGAAGTTGGTCAGGCCACAGCCCGCAGAGCAGACGGTTGGATGTTAGCCGAAGCAACTCTATGGATACAGGCCGAATGGGGCGGCGGTGTTACTTCATCCCATGATGGAACCGAACTTGGTAAAAAATATGCCGATATTCTAACCCATGCGCTCATCAACAAAGAGAAACTACCTTCAATCATGATTGAAGATGTTGAGTTCGAGTACCACTAAGGATAAATAGACAGCCATAAATATTGGATAATCGGTTAACTCAATTATCCAAATCATGGCAAACAACTACGCTCTACGCTTCACCTCACTTGACCGCATCGCACAAAAAGCAGCGTTCATTGACTTCCTAAAGAACACCAGCGAATTCCAAGACTTCAACTATGAAGCAAGCGGTATGGCTACGCTTGTCGATATGCTTTCATACAATGCGTACCACACAGCATTGTCTGCAAACATGTTGCTCAATGAAACGTTCTTGGACACAGCTACAAAGCGTCAGAACGTTGTTAGCCGAGCAAATGAGCTTGGGTATGTTCCATACAGTTCTAGAGCCTCCAAAGCCTCTCTAAACGTCACTGTGACCAATGTACAAGGCAACCCTACAACATTGGTATTGCCTTCCGGTTCCACATTCAGCACAACAGTAGGCAATCAGTCATACAACTTTGTGACATTGGTTCCATACTCTGCAACCATCAGCTTTGATGTACACAACCTGCCATTCTATTTGTTCACCATTGATGTGTACGAAGGATTGCTTGCACAAAACTCAGTGGTGATATCTGCTGACCCATCCATTGACCTGAACAACATTGCAATTGATACCACGACTCTGCGTGTGTTCGTTACATTGGATACAACCGAGTATGAGTTCTATCAGCCTGGTAATTTCCTAACAATTGAGACAACAAACAAAGTGTTCTTCTTAACTGAACGCTTCAATGGATATTCCGTCACATTTGGGGACAATACGTTTGGATACCAACCACCAACTGGTTCAGCTATTCGCTGTCAATATCTTTTGACATCGGGTGCTGGTGCAAACGATGCATCGTTGTTCTCATTCTCTTCTATTATACCGGGTGCCACATCATCAACTGTCGTAGTGACAACCACATCAGTATCACAAGGTGGTGGTGATAGAGAGTCTATCGACAGCATCAAAGTGAATGCTGTTAACTACTTCACAACACAAGACCGTGCAGTGACTGCAAACGATTACAAGTCGCTCATCATTCAATCATCAACCAATGTGAAAGATGTATTGACATGGGGCGGTGAGGCCAACAACCCTCCAATCTTTGGTAAGGTTGTAGCATGTGTACAACCAAAGTATGGTGACACACTGACCATCACAGACAAAGACAACATCAAAGCATTGGTAGCCGCTAAAGCTGTGCCAAACGTTGGCATTGCATTCGTTGACCCAATCTATTTGAACTTGGTTGTGAATTCATTGGTGACATACGATTCGAAAGTCATCACATCATCTGTATATGATTTGCAGGCATTGATTCAAACAACCATTGCTAACTTCATCACATCGAACCTATCAAAGTTCAATGGACGACTACGCATTTCGAATCTGTTTAGCACAATCGACAGAACAGACAGTTCTGTACTGAGCAACATCACAAGCATTCAACTGAAATACAAATACAAGCCGACTCTGTACCAAACAACATCGGTTAGTTTCTCATTCAACAATCAGCTTGATACAACCAACAAGAACTATGTGATGAAGTCATCGCTGTTCTATATCTCTGGCTTCACATCTGGTGTGTGGGTGGAGGATGATGGTCAGGGTGTGTTGAATGTATTCTACTCAAAGAACGGTGTTAAGACCTATGCTAAATACAATGCAGGTACTATTAACTACGGCACTGGTGCTGTATACATGTCCGGTATTTTGATTACTGGTGTGGATGGTGTGACGATTGATTTCATTGCAACACCAACATCGAATGACCTACAGTCCATCAACCAAACAATCATCAACGTTGATAGTTCAGATATCACAATCTCTACTCAGGTAAACAACTAACATGCAAGGCATCACAAAACCAAGCAGCACAGCGGTATCTATTCAAAGCATCCCTGCGCACATTCGAGACGCTAACCCTGAGTTGGTTAAGTTCCTTGAGTATTACTATGAGTGGATGTCGCAGGACGGCAACCCATTAGACCTAATCAACAACATCGTTGAGTATCGTGACGTTACACAAACAACACCAGACTTCCTCACACTGATTACACAGCAACTGTTGAGCTTCATACCAGCCACAGCTAACGTCAACAAAAATTTGTTGGCAACAAAAATCAAGGACTTCTACAAAGCCAAAGGTACATTGCCATCATATCAATTCATGATGGAATTATTGTTTCAGGATGCTGTAGATATTCAATGGAACTCAGATAAAGTTTTCAGACCATCAAGCAATGCATCCATCAGAGACGGACAGATAAGCGTGTACTCTGATGCGCAATGGAATAGCTCTGCTGCTGGTTCCACACTGATACAGACACAACCAACAAACGCATCAGCATCTATTGACTCATGCATCCCTATCTTTGTGAATGGTCGCATCGTAAACATCATTGACCTAGACCCAGAATCTATTGTGGGTGAGTTCGCTGTCAATGGTGATGTGAAAGTATTGAAAGATACAGTCAATCGCTCATGGACATATGTTGATATCTACTATGACTTGGTAAGCTACAACACAACCACAAAGCAAATCGTTGTGTCTATTTTCCAAGAGCCACCACGCAGCTATGTTGGTTTGATTACACGCCAGGTCGGTTCAGACTTCCGTGGTGTGATTCACACATTCGATTCACGTCAGGTAGTAAACAACAGACAACAACTGACTGCTGTGCTATCCAATGTAACAGGCACACTAGGCACAGGACAAATGTATGCAGTGGCTGCAATCACAGAGCCAACACACTACACAACAGCAGACTATCTCATTGGCACTGTAGCCCCATCAGTAACTGATATCACTCTATCATCGGGTGGTGCACTGTACGAAACTGGTGAACACATTCAATATATCGGTGGTAGTGGTACACAGTTCCACGCACTGGTTAATGATATTGGTGGTGGTGGTGTAGAGAACATTGATATCGTGGCTGCTGGTCATGGATACTCTGTAGGTGATGCACTGAGCTTTGATAACAGCACAGCAGGCGGCAGTGATGCTGCTGCTATCGTTACACACGTGGATGGATATGGTGCAGAGATTCGCCCAACTATGGAGCTTGATAACTTCTCCATCAGAGCACCAGGACAAGCATACGCCGTTGGTGATGTAATTAGACTCACACAGGGTGCACAGGATATAACAGACTATCCTACGACCTTCACAGTGAGTTCCATCACCACTGCATTCAACCTACAAACACTGACCATCACCAACAAAGGATATGGATATCAGTATGCACAGTTGAAGCTATTAAACCTAGACACCAATGCACTCATCCCATCATTCAATGGCACAGCGACCATCAAGAATGCCTGGATAGATAGCATCAACATCACATCATACCCAACACTCACAACAGATAACCTACGCCTCCTAATCAATGGATACGGTGCATCAGTAACACTAACAAATACAGCAGGCGTTCTATCACTCAACACACTCACATCGGGTGGATTCAACTATGTTAATCCAGTAATCCTAATCACATCTTCAACACAACCATCCAAGCTTGCACAATTCGCATTCACATTAGATGCAAGTGGAACAATAACAAATATCACGGTGATAGATGGTGGAGCAGGATATGGAACAATCACAGTAACTATTCAAGAGAGATATGGATATAACGCAACAGCATCAACTGTGGTATCCAATGTAACAACAGGCCCAATCACTGGTTTGACTATCACACACCGTGGTACATATGGTGGTACATATGATGGTGAGCATGTAAATGAATTGCCAAATTGCTTCAATGCACAGTATGTAGACAATAGTGTAAATGGTAGTGGACTGATATTAGATTTAAAGTACAGAGTGAAGGGGTGTGAACTAATACTACCAGGTGCTTATTTTAGACAAGCAACGATTTCAACCGATACCGGGTTAGGCCGTGGAGCATCATGCATCCCAGTTATATCCGATGGCGTTATATCATCTGTTACCGTGGGAACGCACGGCACCGGGTACACCTATGCTCATGTAACAGTCATCGGCACTGGTATGGGCTTCCATGCCATTGCGAACCTGGCTACAGGCGGCGTTGATACCATCACAGTTATCTCTGGTGGTATTGGATATACATCTGGTGACCAGGTACATATCTATGGCGATGGTATAAACGCTGCTGCTACTATCAATGTGGTAGATGGTGTCATCACACAAATGGTATTGGTATCAGGTGGTGTTGATTACGCATACGATACTGCTGTGACATATGAGATGGACCCGGTACATTATCCATCGGCAGTTGCTGCTTCATTTACACCAGTGATTGTTGATGGTGTTATCAAAGAGATTACGATTGTCTCTGGTGGTAGTGGATACGTTTCAGTTGCAAACGATTTGCTTACAGAGGATTCGAATACATTGACTACTGAGGATGGAGTCCTGGTAGCATTTGATTCTCCGTATGATGTGCCTCGCATTACTTCTGGTACGCCTGCATTGATTACACTTGATGTGGCTGGACATGGTTCGGTGCAAGCCGCAACGTGTGATGCTGGTGGTACTGGTTACATAGACCCGGTAGAAGTTGCTCCATTGGAAGTGTATGTGAATACATTGACAGGTGATGGTGCGACCGTTGCTGTTGTGTTGGAAGGTGGACGAGTGTTTGCCTTGAACATTTTGCATGGTGGCGGTGGATATAAGACTACCGATACGCTTAGTGTTGTTGGTGGTGGTGGAGTCGGTGTTGTGCTGAACCCGGTATTCTCCAATGGCAAGCTAGTGGATATCATCATCGTCAACGGTGGTGGTGCGTATCAACACGGCACATCGGTATTGGTTGTTGGTGATGGTGTAGGCGCAGAGATTTATGCGAATGTCAACACTTCAATAACTTCTATCGACGTGCTTACAGGTGGAACCGGATACGCTGCTGACACATATATAACAGTGGCTGATGCAACTGGTTCTGGACTGCTATCTACAATGCGCCTGGACGCACTAGGCGGCATCGTAGGCGTTGATATTATCTCCGGTGGTACTTTGTATACCAATCCAGTGATTACAGTGCATGATTCTGGTGGATTTGGATATGGTGCGACCTTCAAGATTGTTGTACCTCGTAACATTGCATCATTGAGCGTATTAGATGGTGGTACTGGATACACTGCTGCACAGGTGTTTGTGTTTGGTGATGGTTCAGGTGCTGCTGTATCCGTTAAGCTTGAGAACAATGGCTCGTTGTCAAACCCTCGTGTAATTTCTGCTGGTGGTGGATATATCTCTACTCCGGTATTCACTGTATCGGATATCTCTCAGTATGGAGCAGTGACCGGGGTCAAACTGTTGAACGGTGGATTCAACTACAAGAAGCCGCCTGTTGTATCACTGCCAACCAAGTATGACATTCACGGTGCAATCATTGCAGAGGGTGCAGAGTTCATCTCATTCGGCAATGCTATTGGACACATCAAAGGTGTTGCATTCACCGACTTCGGCACAGGTTGGGAAGAAAAGCCTCACTTCCTGTTCCCACTACACTGCGTAATGCAAGAGAACGTGAACTTCGTATATGGTGAAGAAATCACTGTAGAAAAGTATCCATACAAGGCATACGACAACCTCTTCGACTTGTTGTTGGAGGATGGTGGAGTGTTGTGGGTTGAAGAAAAGCTTAACCCATTGTCTACTGAAACTGGTTTCACATTGCTTTGCGAGAATGATGACGTGCTGTATGACGAAACCATTGGTGACTTGGAACAAGAGTTCTATGAAGTGACCAATGCAAACGGCGTGAAGGCCGCATACGTTGATGTAGGCCCATTGGGACACATTGCAGGCGTGGACTTCTCTCGTCGTATCGTAGAGATTGCAGATGTATCTGAGAACTTCAACTTCGTCACAGAAGACGGAGCAACAATCATTTCTGAGAATGGCCTTGTAGTAGGCGACGAAGCCTCTAACGGCATTTCAATTGGTGATGTGATAGTTGGTGCACAGTCTAAGGCTCGTGCGACTGTGAAGCGTTTCAACCGTGCTGCTGGCGATGCGTTCTTGTCTGGTGTTGGCCTGACTAAGAAGGCAATGACAAACAACGTTGGTGTATTGGATAACCCAGGCTCTAAGGTGCATGACGGTGAACGCATTCAGGATTACTCGTATGTTATCCGCACTGGTACATCACTAGACCAATACGCTTCGATTTTGACAAGCACAGTTCACCCTGCTGGATACAAGATGTATGGTGACGTGGTGATGTCTCACTTCGGCGGTGGACACCCTGTCAATGTTCCTTATTCATTCGGTATCAAGGGTGCTTCTTCTTCGTTCTCTACTACAGTGAACATCAAGAACATCTTTGTGAATTACCATGTGATGTTGAACAAGAACTTGAACTTCTACGCAGCCGAGAAGAACTACTTCTACACCACAGCAGCAGACAAGTTTGCTGACTACACATTCGACAACTACGATTGGACTTCTAGTTCGTTCATTGCCTCACATACACCACTTGCTGAGATTGAACCGTATGTGTCGAAGATGTTCTCGTTGGCTGGTAATGCAACTACAGGAAGTGGAATTATCACAGGCTTGTCTGATACAACTGGTATAAATAATGGATATCGTGTAATGGCCTGGGATGTAAATGGCGCTGATATCTTCACAGAGAACAAGATTGAAAACGAAGATGCGACATTCCTATTGGATGAAGATGGAAGCACATTGGTAACTATAGAGGATATGGTATTTGTCCAAGCAGTTCCTGGTACTACATCAATCACAGCATCAAAGAATAGCAAGGTGACAGCAACGCTGACCGTTGCAGTGCAGAACATTCCATCGTTGTACTTAGCATAACTTATAAGGATTCACCAAATGACAGCAGTAGTTAGAAACGAATTTCGCGTATTCAATGTAAAGACATTCATGAACTCATTCTCGAATGGGAATAGTCTTTACATCGGTATCGGCAAACCAACCTTCTGGGACTTGGTGCAGAACACAGACGTTGCACCAGATATTCCTGAGAATGACGTGATTGGAACTGCACGCGATTGGGAAGACATGATGCACTTGAAGCTCATCAACCCCGCTGACATTTCAACTGGTGTCTTCCGTGAAATGTGGTCGCCTAACACCAAGTACGACACATACCGTCATGATTGGAACTCTAACCGCGCATCCGTGTACAACGGTGCAAACGCATTTGTTCCAACACCAACGAACTTGTCTGATGCAAAGTATTACGTCATCACATCGAACTACAACATGTACATTTGCTTGAAGCAAGGCTCAGTGAATGGAACAGTTCAACCATCTACACAAAACCCTGAGACAGGCGTTCTGGTGGGAACTAACACTGGTATGTACAAGACATCGGATGGCTACTACTGGAAGTTCATCGGCATCACAACGCCGTCTGACGTTGTTAAGTTCATGACCGACACTTACCACCCTGTAGAAACGCTTGAGACAGCACCAGGCATCAATGACCCGTACTACACTCAGTGGTTATCACAAACAAATGCACAGTCGTTTAAACGCGGCGTATACACCATCAACGTGTTGAATGGTGGAACAGGTTACAACGGTGGAGCATCCGGCACAGTCTCATTCCCATCTGGTTCAATCGCTGTATCAGGAAATGGTACAGGCTTGGCAGGTACAGTTACATTCGGCGCTGGTGGTGTGGTTAACTCGATTGAGATTACCAACCCAGGTTCTGGTTACACATTCCTAACAATGACTATTTCAGGTGGAGCGAACTTTACCTATGACCCAATCTTTACACCATCTTGGGGTTTGGGTGCTGACCCTGCACGCGACTTGTCTGCTTACTACTGCATTATCAATGCGTCTCTCAACTCCATCGAGGGAGGCGCGTTTACTGTCACTAATGACTACAGAAAAATCTCGTTGATTGCCAACCCAACCGACTACAACAGTTCGACTATCAGCACATCACAAACACGTGATGCGACTACAACACTGACGCTGACTTCTGGTGGTGGCTCTGGTGCATATCTGGCTGACGAAGTTGTGACCGACTCTGTGACAGGTGCAAAAGGCCGTGTTGTGGATTGGAACTCGACCACAGGAAAGCTTCGCATCATTCGCACAACGTCTGAGAACTATGCGTCTGCTGGTGCGTCTGCTGCATTCTCCATTGGCTCTACTGTAAGCCCCGGGTCTGGCATCGTTGGAACTATCACTACACCACAAGTGCAGCCCGGGAGCGGCGATATTATTTACAGCGAGTATCGCACACCGATTACACGTTCTCTAGGTCAATCAGAGAACATCACATTGGTACTGGAATACTAAAGAGCCACTGATAAATATCAGGTACATAAACTTTTCAGGATTTGATTCGTGACAGATTTGAGTAAAAACCCATTTTTTGAATTTGAGAAATTTGTGGTCGATGATAAGTACATAATTGGTCAGACGCGAGTGGAAGGTGTTCTAGTAGATACACTTCACATCCCATATGAGTTTGACCAAAGCAAATACCAGATGAAGATAATTGCGTCGAAGGACTTCATAGACGACTTCATCTTTTTGTTGAATCACAGATTAAAACTAAACTAATACAAGGCTTCACACATGACCGACCTAAGCGTAAGTCCATTTTTTGATGACTATCAAACCGTAGCCAAGGACAAGAATTACCACAGAATTTTGTTTGTACCCGGTAATGCTGTGCAAGCACGCGAGTTGACTCAGATTCAATCCATCCTGCAAGAGCAAATCAAGCGCATGGGTGATTCACTATTCCAGAATGGAACTGTCGTAGCACCAGGTCATATCTACTATGACAACCGTGTTGTGTCCTTGAAGATTGCCGACTCGTATGCTTCTGTGACCATCGACGCTATCGGCCCATCGTTGGTTGGTTATGACTTGGTTGGTTCGTCTGGTGTTGTGGCACAAGTCATTCACTTCACTGCTGCCACTCAAACCGAGCAAGCAACTCTGTTCGTCAAGTACAAATCATCCAACGGTGCAACACAAGCGTTCTTCAATGGTGAAGTTCTTTACTCTCCCGACCTAACATCGTCTGTGCAGATTTCGTCTGCTCAAGGCTCCGTTGGTGTGGGTTCGCTTGCTACCATCTCCGAAGGTATCTACTACATCAACGGTCTGTTCGTTGGTGTAGCAAAGCAAACTTTGGTGTTGGAAAAATATTCGTCTACACCATCATATGTTGTTGGACTCCAATTCAATGAGTCTGTTGTCACTGCTTCCGAAGATGGAACACTGTATGACAACGCTTTGGGTTTCCCGAACTACGCAGCACCGGGTGCTTCACGTTACCAAATCAACCTGACGTTGGAAAAGAAGAATCTGGACTTCTCAGATTTGGCAGGACAGGCTCTCATCACCTTCATCCCTCTATTGAAAGTAGACACTGGCATTATCCAGTTCATGCTCAATGAGACCAAGTATTCCGAAATCGAAAAGATGTTGGCTCGTCGCACATTTGATGCGTCTGGTGACTACATCGTAAACGATTTCAAGATTACCACTCGCCCATACCGCTCTAACAATCGTGGCACATGGGTCACAGGTAGTCCATTCATCACAGGCGATATCATCGCCAATGGTGGCGTGTACTACATGGCTAAGAATAATGGCTACTCTGGTAACACTGCACCTACACAATCATACGGCGAAGTTTCGGATGGCGGTATTTACTGGTTGCAAACTACCACGCCTGCCTACAACAATGGTGTGAATCAAAGCACCTCTGTAACGCTGCAAGACCATATCGCAGATGAGCAGAAGGTAAGCATTCAGGTATCGCCTGGTAAGGCGTATGTCACTGGCTTCGAAGTTGCTATCCAAGAGAAGACAACTATCATCGGTCAGAAGGCTCGTACTGTAGAGCAAAAAGATAACATCCAAATTTACACTCCAAGTGGCTCTTATGCTCTGGTGAATACAGTCACAGGCATCATAGACACTGGCACGATGACTCAGGTCAATTTGAAGACACCTGGTGGTTCTACAGTTGGTACTGCATGGGCTACAGCAATGGAGTTTGTGTCAGGTACACCGGGAGCCGCGTCCGCTGTCTACAAGCTCTACCTCTTCAACATGAAATTGAACTCAGGTTATGACTTTGCAACAGATATCTTGACTGTGGAAAGTGTCACCGCATCATTATTCTCTGGTACGTTTGTACAAGACACAGTGGCATTGTCTGGAACCGTTTCTACTACCACTTCATCTGCCGTTGTAACTGGCAAGGGAACATTGTTCACACAAGAATTGAAGGTCTCCGACCAAGTGCAAATCAATGGCGTTTCCAAGGTTGTGTTGTCAATTCAAAGCGACACCTCATTGACTCTAACTGCCACCTACGCTTCGACTTTGGTTGACGTTGCCGGATACGCTTTGATTGTCAAGATGAAGGAAGTTGGTTCGTACATTCAACCATTGCCAAACGTTTACATGAGAAACATGAAGACTGCTGCTGGTTTGTCTGACACCATCTATACCGTATTGAAGACTCTGACATTGCACACCACAGGAACATCTGGTGCGTTGACTCTATCGACAACTGGTGAAACCTTTGACGGTATCGTTGGACACATTGTGGTTGACACTGCAACTCACGGTGTTATCAACGCATCATATGCTCTGGATTCGACAGCTACAATCTTGACCATCAGTGGATTGACTACCAATCACGACTACAAGATTATCGCCAAGGTTAAACGCTCTGGCACTGCTGCGCGTGAAAAGACAAAGACTCTGACCACAAAGACAATCATTGCAACTTCTACAGGCATCACAGATGACTTGGGACATGCAATCTCATTAGATTGGAACAATTGGAACATGAAGTCAAACGTAATCTCGTTGGCTAAGTGTGATGTTCAACGCATCATCAAAGTAACCATGTCTGGTGCTGATGGAGCGTACAACGCAACCGGCGAATCCGATGTGACTCCGTGGTTCACTTTGAACTCAAACGTGTTTATCACTCACTACGACATTTCAACCGCAACTCGTAGCCCATCTATCATTCCACCATCGCGTGCATTGAAGATTACCTACGAATACTTTGAACACTCAACAGGTGACTATTTCTCCGTTGACTCATACGCTTCTGTTCCATATGAAAAGATTCCAGTTGAGACTCATGGTGGTTTGGTTTACGTGCTTCGTGATTGTTTAGACTTCCGTAGCCGTATCTCTGATGATGGTGTGAACTTCACCAACCCAGGTGGTAACGTATCGACTCCAATTTACACAAGCAGCACAATCAGCACTTCGTACTCATACTACTTGCCACGCAAGGACATCATCTCGTTGAACTCATCCGGTAAGTTCGAGTACACAGAAGGTATCAGTACATTGAATGCAGTGTCACCAAGTGTTGGTGATGGCTCTATGCAATTGGCTGAGTTGTCGCTCGAACCATACACAATGAATGCTGCGGTGAATATTGCGGTGATTCCGGCTAAACATCGCCGTTACACAATGCAGGATATCAGCAAGCTTGATGACCGTTTGGCTAACGTTGAATACTACGTGTCTTTGAATGAACTTGAGAAGTCTACCAGCCAAATGCAAATCTACGATGCAAATGGTTTGACTCGCTACAAGAACGGTTTCATTGCAGACCCATTCAACAGCCTGGACGTTGCTGACATTCAATCAAATGACTTCCGTGCAATCGTGGACATCAACAAACAAGAATTGCGTCCGATGGCTAAGATGGAACGTGTTCCGTTGGTTGAACCAACTGGTACAACACCATCCAGCCGTCTAGCCGATGGATACCAAATCACAGGCGATTGGATTACCTTGCCGTACACAGAAGTACCATTGGTTTCTCAATTGACTGCAACACGTACTGAATTCGTTAACCCATTCGCAGTGTTCTCATGGAATGGTTTCTGCAAACTGTCACCAGAAAAAGATAACTGGACAGACACCACGGTTAACACTCAGTCTGTTACTTACAACGGATTCACCTACACCAAGAACATCTACAACTACACATGGTGGTGGAATTGGGGCGGTTGGGATTGGTGGTAAAATTATTTCATATAAGTATTAGGATAGATTGAAAATTTTTTAGGAAGAACAATGGCAACAACAACTCTTGACAGCACATCTGTAACCCGCACAACATCGACTGTCTTAGACGTAACCCGTCTAACTGGCGTGTATGGCCTGCCATTCGCACGCAGCATTCCTTTGTTGATTGAGCTAACAGGTATGAAGCCATACACTGCGTTGCACAGCTTCATCGACAACGCAAACATTGATGCCAGTGTTTATCCAACTCAGGAAGTTTCCTTGACTACCGAATCCGGTAAGTTCTTGGGTTCGACTGAATTTTCTGCGCCTAATGCTTGGACAATCATTCGTGATTGGGATACAGCAGACTTCCAAGGTAACTTGCAGTCATTGTATCCAAATGGATATTGGGCGCACTGCAATATGATTACAGTTGGCGAAATCGTTCGTCACTATGTAACACCAACTCAGTTCTATGCTGGCGTTGTAATCGCACGTCAAACATCGGTTGACCCAACAACTCGTCTAACCAAGACCGTCTTGCACTTGGCTCTCGTTCGCCTGTACAACACAGCAACAGCTTACACCGACAACGTTACATCATGGTCATGGGCTACATTCCCTTCATCTGCAACAGTTCGTGGTGACTCATCCGGCGCAACAGGAACATCTGGCGCGGTAGTTGCTCCAAACGTTGGTTCAATTGCAACAAACGGACTAGGTAACTGGTATGGTTTGTACTTGATTCCTGCTGGAACTGTACGCACTGGCGACCACACAATTACCTTCACCGATGACGTAGCGAACTCAGGTAACGGCTTTACAACAGCCACTGCTGGTTTCCAATCGCACGGTGAACTCGACGTTTACACCCACACTGTTATCAAGCGTGTGGATACATTCGTTACAAACACATACACCGTCCGTGAATATACAGACCCGTTGGCTGAGACATTCACAATTCCTTCGGATAAGACAAGCGGCTGCTATGTCACTTCCGTTGACCTGTATTTCGCCATCGTAAATCCGGCTGAGACACAACCTGTTACAGTTCAAATCTGTGACACACTGAATGGATATCCAGGAGCCAATGTGTTGTTCAATGCAACATCACAGCTTTCTCCTTCAAATATCACAGCATCTACCAATGCATCCGTTGCAACTCGATTCCGTTTTGCTGGCCCTGTGTTCTTGGAACCGGGTAAGGAATACTGCATCAAGGTATTGACCAACTCTACCGCATACAAAGTGTGGATTGCTCAAATCGGCGAAGCTAAAATTAGCGACCCAACCAAATTCGTAACCGCTCAACCATACTTGGGTGTTTTGTTCAAATCACAAAACAACAGCACATGGACAGCAGACCAAACACAAGACTTGATGTTCAATCTATATCAAGCAAAATTCAACACCTCCGCTTCCGGCTTGGTTACTGTTCAGAACTTGAGTAATGCAACCGCATTGTCTATTTTACCATCTAACCCTATCACTGTTGCAAATGGTCAGGCTGTTGCTAAAGTTTACTCACCAAACCACGGATTGTTCGCTGGTGGTTTTGTTGACATTTCAGGCTCAACATATACTGCTGCAAATGGTCGATTCGCTGTTGTTCAAGTTGTCAACTCAGACTACTTCACAATCACTTTGGGTTCTGCTGCGGCGTTCTCTGGATTGACAGGTGGAACTGCTGTGCGTGCAACAAAGTCCATTAAGTACGAATCAATCAAGATTGACATCGGCAATGATTATGCAATGCGTACAGGAACTTCGATGGTTGCTACTTTGCTTCAATCGACCGCATCTGCAAAAGACACAACCAGCGTAACAGCAAACACTGGAACTGGAATTCAATCTGTTCCAAAGTACATCCACAGCGATGTGAATGAAGCATTGGTCATGGGTGGTAAGAAGTCCATCGACGTGAACTTCAACATATTCTCAAACAACAGCGACTTGAGTCCAATCATCAACCGCAACACATTGGCGGCTGTTTTGGTGAGCAACAAGATTAACACCCCTGCGAGTGCGAACAACACAGTGGTTGACAACAACACAATCATCACTGCATTGGCTGGTGTGACATTCACAGCAGCAACTGGAATCATCGGCGTGCCAACTACCGTTGATATGAATCACTTCAAGATTGGTGCGTACATCACAATCAGTGGAACAACCAGCAACAACGCATCCCACAAAATAACTGCAATCGACACAAACGTTTCACCATACGCGGTGTATGTTACGGCACACTTGTCGACGAATCGCCAGCATCAACAACAGTCGTACAGGCTGAAGGCTATATCGACGAAATTTCGCCAGAAGGCGGCACTTCTGAGTCTAAATATATCACACAGAAGCTAACTTTGGCGAACATAGCATCAGCGATGCACGTAAACTTTGCCGCGTCTATTCCACCGTCAGCAGATATTCAATTGTACTACCGCACATCAACATCGTCCGGTAAGTCTTTGGATGCAGTTAAATGGGTTGCCGTACCAATGAGCTATAAGAAGTCTCAAGGTTCCGAATTCATTGACCAAACATACGCAGTAAACGCCATCGCAAACTTTAATCTGGCACAGTGGAAGATTGTGATGACCTCAACAGATAGTACCCAGGTGCCAATCATTAAGGGCTTCACTGCAATTTGTCTTGCGTGACGCAATTGTCGAAGTGCCATCTATGCATGGCACTTTTGCCACCAGTTTTTCCGCAATGTGGACAAGTTACATATTGTCGTTGTGCCAGTGAATTATTATTAACATGAGTTTGGGTTTTCTTTTTACCTGTTAATGCGAGTTTAACCTTCATATTCCATTCTGCGGTGTGTATGGTATTTTTATGAGAATTTGACATTTTCAGTTTTGTTTCTTCTGAATGTTGGTGAATGTTGCATTTTCCTTTATTCCACGGAATTAGCCCAGTGATGCAACCACCGTCCAATCCATTTTCTGGTTTTAGATTCAACCATTCCTCGGATTCGACAATGCAGTGTTGAGTAGAGAAGTTTAATGCAAATTCGGTAATAGATTCTTGGTCGAGAAACAAGCAGTACCATAAAGTCACAACGTGTTCTTTTCCGTGTTTCTTTATGTGGTTCTTCCAGTGTAAACCAGAACCTAGATACTTCGCTGGGTTATATTTTGTTTTACCGAAGTAAAGTTTTCTGGTAACTGAATGTTGTTTGATGTATAGAAACGTTGGTTCGAACATAAATATTTTAAACGAAGGAATAGTAATACTATTTATAGAAAGTCGCAATATGTCTAGCATAACACATGTACATCGCAGAAAGACTGATGTAGACGGATACGTTCTACAAAGTAGAGGTCTTATCGTCAACGTAAACGAAGATGAATACAACGATTACAAGAGACGACAAGTTGCGATGGGGCAAAAAGAAAGTGAGATTTGCAGTCTGAAAGATAGATTGTGCCATCTTGAAACAAAGCTTGATGTAATTCTAACTGCAATAAAAGGGAAAACCCTGAATGTCTAACCCAATAACAATTCGAAGCAACACACTTGAACAGTGGAGAGTAAATCTAAACACCATTGGAAATAATGTAGGCGACCCTGCTAGTATTTACACCACAGATGGTTTAGATAATTACGTTCATGCATCGTCAGATATTATAATTGGTGCTATCAACAATTTGGCTTCGCGCAAAGTCAACCGCAGTGGCGACACTATGGTTGACTTGGCTATTTCAAACACGCTTGGTGTAACAGGAACTTCGACTCTTGGTGTAACTACGGTTACTACACCAGCCGCAAACAACAACAGCACTCGCGCTGCATCCACTGCATTCTATTTCGGTCAGGCATCAACTACTACTCCGGTAGTAAACGGTGGCGTAGGTGCAGTTGGTGTATCTGGATATTGGGCTAGAGACGACCACAGTCACCCAGGTGACCCAGCATTGGCAACAAATGCAAACCCATCGTTCTTCGGAACCGTGGCATTCAGCACAGCAGGAAGCATTGCAATTTCAGACCTTCAAGTTACAACTGCAACAACAACGTCCACTTCACCAAGTCAGGTGTTGGGTTCATTCTCAATTGCAACATATCGTAGTGCAGAATTCATTATTCAAGCTGTAGATGCAACTGGTTCAAAATATCACAGCGCAACAGTCAAAGTGATTCACGATGGTTCTACAGTTTCGGCTGTTGAATATGCCGCAACCACAACCGCAAATGGCGTGTGCGGTGTGTTCTCTGCTGACATTTCTGGTGGTAACTTGAGATTGTTGGTTCAACCAGCTTCTACAAACAGCACCGTGTTCAAAACAACTGCGATTTTGACAAAAGTATAAATATTTTAGTACATAAACAATAACGGGGATAGGGAACCGATATGGCAAACATCGCATTTAACGCACGCAACGGTCTTAGCGTTGGCCCAACAGCAGCAACAGCAATCGACGCATCTCGCAACGGAACACTAGCAAGTCTAACATTGACAACACCACTGGCAGCAGCTAATGGTGGTCTTGGTGCTGCAATCACAGGATTAGTAAAAGGCTCCGGTTCGTCATATTTGGCTGCTACCGTTGGTACTGATTATGTTGCACCAAACAATGCAACACTGTTCACAGTAAAACAAACATTCGTAGCCGGTTCTTCGACTGTATCTGCATCAATCAACATTCCAAACAACAGCGTATCCAACACACCAGTTTCTGGTGACGTATATGGATTGTCAACTGGCTTGCAATGGCACAACGGAACGGCTGTAAAACAAATTGCATATTCAGATGGAACAAACACATCTGGAACTTGGACTATTGATACATCTGGTACGGCTGCAAACGCAACTAACTCGGCTCACGCAACATCGCTGGCGGCTGGAACAACAGGAAGTATTGTATACCAATCTGCTGCCGCAACAACTACATTCTTGGCTATTGGAGCAAGCGGTTCGGTTATTACATCGAACGGCGTAAACGCACCACAATGGTCTACACAAGCATCGTTAACCGTTGGTGCTGCAACTACTGCCACAAATGTCACAGGTGGAACTGCTGGTGGTATTCCATATCAAACTGGTGCTGGTGCAACTGGATTCGTAGCACCGTCTACAGCCGGATATATCTTCACATCGAACGGAACAGCTTCACCAGTTTGGACTGCGCCAGCATCAATCACAATTGGAACGGCAACAAACTTGGCTGGTGGTTCATGGGGAACACTTCCATACCAAACCGCAGCAGGAACAACAACACAATTGGCGGCTGGAACTGCTGGTTATGTGTTACAAACAAACGGTGCTGGTGCTGCCCCAAGCTGGATTTCAATTGCTGGTTATGCGCTGAAATCTGGTGCGACATTTACTGGAAACGTAAGTGTAGCTGGAACTGGAAATATCACACTTAATACAACTGGCGACCTTACGATTTACCGAAATGGTGGAACAACTGGCGTTATCTTCTTGAATAGTGCAAACACTCGTTATCTTTACAACGATGGAACAACATACCAATTGGTGTCTCAAGGATTGAGTGTTGGTGGTGCTATCACAGCATCTGGCGATATTACCGCGTTCTCCGATGCACGTCTGAAATCGAATGTAACAACACTCACAGATAGTAAAGCAAAAGTTCGTGCAATGCGTGGAGTTGAATTTGATAAAGATGGTAAACACGGCATCGGTGTTATCGCCCAAGAAATACAACAAGTGCGTCCAGAATATGTTTTGCAGGGCGATAAATATTTGTCAGTGGCGTATGGAAACATCACAGCAGATTTGATTGAAGCATTCAAAACTTTAGCAGATGAATTTGACGCAGTAAAACAAGAATTGGCAATATTGAAGGGATTATAAATGGCAGTTCATGCATCTGGTACACCTCTCACAATGACACAAATTGTGGCAGAGTTTGGTGGCCCATATAATTTGAGTTCGCATATTCGCGGTGGTGCATATGTACCAAATGGCCCAGCACAAAATAATGGAATCCCAACTACAACATTGAACATGATGTACAGCGGATTCTATGGAGCAGTTGCAGCATTCATCTATACTTACAACGTACCCGGAAACACATACAACTTCAACCTACACGATATTCTTGTGTCCGGTGGTTGGGATAGTCTAATTCCAGTCATTGTTGTCGTAAATAACTATTACCAAATTGGTTCAACTAGCACTGGTGCATATGCATTCGATACTGGTGTAATTCCTGCATCATCGTCTGTGACAATTAACAACTACGGTTACATTGAAGGATGCGGTGGTGCTGGTGGTTTGGGTAGCAGTTATGCAGTCGGAGGCCCAGGAGGCCCGGCTTTCTTTCTTCGTTGCAATGTGACAATTAACACATCAACCGGATATATAG